TAATTGTAGATCCTGATAATACAAGAAAATGAAAAAGCTATTATTACTGTCTTTGTTTTTGTTTAGTCCTGTATATGCCAATGGAGTACCAACTTGGAGTACTGGGTCTAGCAACAGAACTGAAAATACAACTCAGACTATCACTCGCAGCATTGTGACTGAGAAATATGGATCTGCTATAAACACTTGGGAAGGTTCTAATATCACAGTTACAAGTGCTTCTAGTGGTGGTATAGCACATTCAGACGCTATCTTTACACCAACAGATAACACAGCAGATTGGACTCTAACAACAACTACAAGAGCAGCGTCACAGCTTATCGAGCAAGTAACTCAGAATGATTCAATCACGACTACAAGCGTTATTACTAGCTTGTCTGTGTTTAGCCAGTAACCAGGTCAGGGCCGAAGGCGATACAAATGTACAGGCTCAACCTAATGCTGTAGGTAATTCATCAATAATTAATCAGAATATGAATATCAATAATGGAATGACAGGTAAACAACAGTTTGGAAACTTGATTTGCAGTCAACCTACAATGGCTGTAACTCCTTTTTATACAGGTAATGATGCCCAGGGAGAAGAAACTTATAGCATTAATGAAGGTTGGGGAGTGCAAATGAGTTTTATGATACCGCTTGGAGATAATAAAACTTGTGATAATTTAGCAAAAGTAAAGCTAGACCTAGCCAAAGAAGAATTATCAAAGCAAGTGCATGATAAGCAATTAGTGAGAGTTTTAAAGTGTTCACAGCTTCATGCAAGCGGTTATATGATTAATCCTAAATCACCTTATGCAAACCTTTGTAGTGATGTAATAAATATAAGAAGTTATGTAAAAGCTAATCCTTCTTTGTTTGAAAGTTCTTCACCTCCTTCTTCAAAACCTTAGTAAATATCTTTTTAAATATTTTCTTTATTTGCCCTACTACAGCTTGCATAGCAATACCACCTGCAACACTTACAACACTAGCAGTACCAGCAGCTATAACACTTGAAGCTATAACTTCTGGTGCTGGTATTGGAAAATCACCAAAGAACGGTACATTAAAAGTAGCTATAGGTTCTTCTGTTGAAGTATTTTCTAAGTTTTTTGGCAGGTTCGTTGGGATCACTTCTTGCTTTATACCTGTTACTTCCTCGTCTTGCTCCTTTTCTTTTAAAGAAGTATTTGCCTTCTCTTCTGCCAAACCCGACTGAACTTGTTCCAGACTCGGTAAAAGAACTGGATCTAAATAAGG